CCCCACTTCCTAGTTACTCTCAGCCGAGAGTTGCGCCAGTCTCAAGGCGACGATACTTCGCGCCTGCAAGATCAAGCAACTTAGCACCGAAGCGCATCTTCCAACCAGCAACTGCGTACTGAGCGAGCGGATCGCTGTGATCACCACCTGGGGCAGTGAAGTACGCCTGAAGCGTCTGCGAGTCACCAACGGTGTACGAGTCAGGTCCCATGAAGAACGCTGAGTACACGTTAGCGTCGTTAGCACCACCGCTTGCGCCCGTAAACACCTTAGCGTTTGACGAGACCAAGAAGCGGACGCCAGCAAACTTGCCGATTTCACCCGTCAGAAGAGGGGTGTTATCAACATACTTGTTCGCTTCCAGCCAGCCGTTTACCGAGGTGTCTGAAATCAGATCGTACTCGTGGAACGGATGGATGATCGCGCGATAAGTGCCGTCAGCAAAGGTTGGGACGTTGGCAGCCTTGAGGCGAGCAACAGCCTTCTTTACGACTTCACCCGTCAGGCGAGCCGTCGCGGTAATCGTGTTGCGAGCGGTGTTTGCGGTCTGAGCGCCAGTGCTGGCGTTAATGTTCGGAGCGTACGCAACGTTCGTGCCTGCGGCAAGAATATCGCGAACGATACGGTCCATTGAGTCAGCAGCCTGACGTGCAAGTCGCTCGGAGGCGACAGCAATCAGGTCATGTGGCGAGTCCAACTGAGCAAGGTCCGTGATCTGCAAGGTCTGACCATACTGCGTAGCAGTAAAGGCGTCGCTTGAAATCGTGAGAGCCTGCGCAACTGGAGCGGTTCCTTCGGTCAGCGCCGTGACATTGCTGCCAAGGTCAGCGTAACGAGCGAAACGAATCTGGTTCGTGCCCTTAACAAATCGCCCAGGAACGTACTGGTCAGGAAGAACGTGCACAAGTCGTGAACGAAGTTCCTGCTCAGCCTTAGCCTGAACGAGATCCTGAACGAGAACTGAAAAGTTCGTCGTTGACGTACTCGTAATAGCCATAATAGTTACTCCTTAAAAGTTACATATCTGCGAATGGATTACCTAGTTTCTTTAACTCCTCAACGATTTGTTCAACCGACCGCTTACCAGCAGGGGCTGCATCCTTGCGAGTATTGACGCTAGGCACGATAGGTGCATCCGATGGGATACCCTTCTCAATCGCTTGTTCCTTCTTAATAGACGCGAGGTATCCCTCAAAGGCGACTGCACGAGCCTCCTCTGAAAGTCCTGCGGTATCAGCGAGGAACTGCGCATAGTTTGGGGCTGACGCACGAATGCGCTCCTGACGAGCGTATTCCTTTGTCTGGTTCAACTCGGATTCCAGCGCCGCCAGCCTAGCCTGAGCCTTCTCAAACTCGGACATGTTTGCATGCTCCTGCTCTGCTTTCCACCGCTTGAGGTTCTCTGCCTCGCTCTTCAGCGAGTCAAGTTCCTTCTTTGCTGCGGTGAGCGCCTGATCCTTGCCCGCAAGCCGCTTCTTCCAAGTGGCAACATCTTCTACCTCGTTAGTGGCAGCATCAACTGGCTCCTGTGCAGGGGCAGTCTTCTGCGACTCCTCGGTAGTTGCTACGACTTCTTCAGCCATTGGTTACTTCTCCTTCTACTTCGGGCGGATGATATCCCCTAGGGACTCAACCGCGTCTCCAATTGCATCCCCTACAAATTCTAGAGGACCACCTGCTTCTTCAATCTTCTCCAAGGCAAAGTCAATCAACTTACCCGCTTCACCAGCGGCGCGACCGAGACCGACAATGCCGAATGCCTGTTGTGCTGTATTATACCCTAGCGTACCAAAGTCAATTTCACCCTTATCCTTAAGATCTTCAATGATGCCACGGACAGGCTTGCTTGCAGATACAGATACTTCTGTTGGCAATCCAGGTACGAGAGTGTTGGCAAACATGAAGACTAGCGGGTTATTCCGTGCTTCCATGTCCTCGCCCATTTCGTTGACCATTGCTTCTCGGATCTTAGATGCAGCATTGAATCCGACAAGCGGGGCGTATTTACCCCAGTTCTCTGAACTGAACTTGGAGCCGCCAAAGGTTCGGAGGATTGCCATCCACGGAGCAAGAACCATTCCAGACACACCGCGAGTTGGGCTGAGGTACAGCATGCGGGTATACTCTGGCAAAACCTTACCAAACATGTAGGAGGTTGGATAGAGAGCAAAGACTGGATGGTTGAGCGAACGCTCAAGGAAACTGCGCCCTGACGTAAAGAAGTGGGTGGCATCAGCACGAGCCATAGCACCATCAAGTCCGTGCATCACGGCGTTCCACATAGTTTCCTCTGGGGCACGACCACTGCGGATTGCGAGCAGATGATCCTTAAGGTTGTCAAGGATCTGCGGAGAGAGCGCCTCCCCGTTCATCGCCCTACTTACTGCAAGAGATACCTGCGGGATCATCTCTCGTCGGCGCTCGGCAACAACATAGAGCGAAGCCATCTCTGTAGCAAGCGGCTTAGCAATGCCGTCTGCGATTAGGGCATCTCGCACCTTCTGCTTGCGGGCAACACCAGCAGAGAACTCCTTGCGAAGTTGCCCACGTGCGGCATCTGCTGCATCCAACGCCTCCTGTACTGCAGCCGTAGACTTCTTTGTTAGTCGGTTCTTAACGGTTAGACGAGATGCAGTACGAGCAGCGTCAACGGCATCTTTTGCCTTGGTCAAAGCGTCTAGTCCCTCTACGCCGTAACCGATGGTTGCAGCCTCTGCATGGATTGCGCTGAGTCGCTTATCCAGATCGTCTAGCGCCTTGCGTCGCACATTTGGGTCAGTGCTTCGTGCAAGTTTCGTAAGATCTTTGAGTGTGGAGTCTAGGTTCTTTACTGGTAGGTCATCGTACTGGCGACCAAACCCAAGACCGAGCGGCTTGTTTGCTTCCCACACAGCACGCGCAGAGGCTCGGTTTCGCACGAGCATCTGGCGCTCGCGGAGCATTAGAAGCGCAGCACCACGTCGGTCACCGCCAGCCATCTTTAGCCACGTTGCCCATTGCACGGGAGCATTCGCCTCAAAGCGAGTAGCAATATCTCCAGCCAGTTCGTCTAGGCTTTCCGTTGATACATACTTGTACCAGTCTACTGCCTTAAATCCACCGATCTTTGATGGACTTCTAAGCGCAGCGCCAAGTCCTCTCCAGAAACTTTCGTTGCGCTCACCAAATCGGTTAGAGAGAATAGCATCAGTGACAGTGCCGCTAAAGTACATGTTGATTGCATTCATCTCTTGGGCAAACTTTAACTCCGTTCGTTCGGTAACGTATGCTTCAGCCACAATATCTACGGCGTCCAGACGTTCGGTCTTGCCCGTTGCTGGGTCGGTAATATCGTAGTACCTCTTATTCCCAAATCGGATATCGTCAGCAGTCTTAGAGTTAATGCCAACCTTGCGGAGCACGTTTCCTAGTGACATTTCGCTGTTGTACCCACGGATAGCATTCCAATACTTAGACTCAATTACTTCCTGGATACCGAAGATTGGGCTGAAAGAAAACTTAGCAGCAGGGTAAATAGAGTCAGCAAGCATTGTCGTATGCTCTCCAAGAAGCCACTGCTTGCCCTTTGCCCAGCCTGTGAACTTACTCCATACACCCACCTTAGATAGGTCGCCCTCTGCAGCCATAAAGATCATGCGTCGGAGTTCACCGTTCTGACGCATATCAATAAGGCGCTGTGCCCCTACTGGGTCAACTTTCTTAGTCTGAGCAATAATGTCATCAATGATGTTAGGGATGCTAGATCCTAGCGCCCTGTCTGCAGCAGTTCGGATTGAACCCTTCTGCTCAAATCCAAGATCGGTTAGGCGAGAGTGCAGCATTCGGATCTGTTCTCGCGAGAGCGGGAGGTTCTTGGCAAGAGCGTACTCCTGCATACGGGTTAGGACATTAGCAACAACAGTCGTCGTGCGTCGCTCTGCGGAAAGAATGTCAAGTGCGCGACCGAACAGGTTGCGGTTGCCAGTAGTTACATCTAGCGCCTCGTCGGTAATTGGAACCCAGAGGTCTACGCCAAAGCGTGCTACATCTTTGCTTGCGGCGTTTTGATATAGGCGATTTGGAATGCTTGCTGCAGTAGGTGGCTCATAGGCAATACGATATTCTCCGCGCTCAGCAGCCTTGCGCATGTCAGCGAGTTCTGGGAGAACCTCGTCCGCGCCCTTAAATGTCGTGATTGGAACTTCCTTAAGGAACGATTCGGCAGAGTATTGACGCAGAGTATCAGTCAAAGCCTCTACTGCCTTTGCTGGATCTTCGTCAACCAGTCGCGCAAATGCTTTACCGTCGTACTGGTTGCGAAGAATGCTAAAGCGTCGCACCGCGTAGAGAGCAGCCTTTGCCTTCTCAGCAACATCTTCTCCTGTCGTGAGTACCTTGAGCACCGTCTCGTAATCGCTACTGGTCATAGTGTCTTTGGCAACAATCGTCCAACGCTTAGCATCGGAGATCATTGGTCGGGTCGTGTCTGGTAGTCGGCTCAAGACGGAAGTGCTATCAATCTTCGGCAGAAGGCTGCGCTTTGCGGATCCAAACTGCTTCGCAACAAACCCAAGCCGCATGACCTCAGAGGCATAGATCAGTTGACCGAGTTCTCGGATCAGCGTTTCAGCCTTTGCGCCCTCAAGGTTTTTTACTAACGCAGACCAGATTTGTTCGGCAACATCTTCGCCTACGATTGGAGCAATGTTCTGAACGTATTCATTACGGGCAAGCGCAATTCGACCAGCGTCATCGGAAGCCTCGCTTAGGAGGAACATTGCCTCGTCTACGGCGGCAGTCTTCTGGTCTCCAGCACGGCGAGCAATGCCGACCTCATCTAGTGCGCGTTCAGCCCGAAGGATTGCCTCAGTCCCCGTCTTTCCTACCTGCTCATTAATCTCTCCAGCAACGTTTCGGTCAAAGAGGAGTCGGACAAGTACGCCTTCTGCATCAGTTCCAGAGGCAGCATTAACCTTCTGCAATTCATCCCACTCAGCGGTAATATGTTCTAGGCTGTGACCAGATGATCCTGGGGTTCCACCAGATACTCGTACAAATTCATCAAAGGCAGTCTTGTCCTTTGGGCTAGTGCTGCGGGCAACGATCTGTGCCTTGCGTAGGACTGAGCCTCGTGACTGGGCATAAATTCGGCTAGTCACAACATCTGCAGCAGCCCCCATCGTTACGTGGTTTGCGCCAACAGCGGCAGCCTCAATGAGTGCCTCTGAGCGACCAGAGCGTTGCGCAATTTCAATAGCAGTTGCAAGGTTCTTCACGCCAATAATGGTGGCAGCAATTCCCGCTCCTCTTCCAAGCATCGCTGTCGCCATTGTTCGCTTTACACCGCCAAGACCCCAAGCAGCCTTACTGTACATCTTACCAAGTAGTTCCCGACCAGTGCCGCCCTTCAGCCACTTTACCTCGTCCTCTGAAGCGCCATAGTTAACTGCGCTTGCACCAATGCTATCAACAGTTGTATTGCTAATGCGCTCTTGGATGTTGGCGCTCTTTTTGCCAACGTCATAGCCCTTTCCCACACCAGCAGCAATCAGGTTAAACGGATCTAGAAAGATAGAGAGCGCAAGGTCGTGCGCCACGTTGTTAGATACTGCAACTCCATCGTTTGCCATTTGGTCTGCGACATCGCTGATGCTCATACCCTGAACATTTACCATGTCAAGGTATCGCTTGTCAATGCCCATGTCCAAGCCACTGAGTTGTGACGAAAGTCGTCGCTGGGCTACCTCTCCACTAACGATTTCGTATGGGGTATTTACTACCTCGCCAAGAAAGCCGAGAGTATTCTTGATGGTTCCCTGACCAGTACCAATTGTTCCGCCAATGATATCAGCGCCGACAACGCCAATACGCTCTAGCCCACTAGGTTGATCGGATCCGCTACCAAGCCCAGGTCCAGATACGGGTGGCAGACCACCTTCACTATTTACAAGCCTAACCATTAGAACTTCCTACGGACAATAGATCCAGGACCACCAAATCCACGTGCCTTTAGCCCAGTCGCAGACTGAGCACCATTTGTCCTACCAGTACCAGTTGGCATGTTCCTCATGAATGTACTAAGCATACCAGATCCAGTTTGATCAGCAATCTGTGCCCTGCTGATGCCACCGCTTACAACGTTTGTCATGCCAGCGCCCTTAATGCCCTGCATCTTAGTGCGGTCGTA